ACTAGATGCAGCTTCTCAAATTTCAATAGAACAAATTAAACAACAAGAGCATTCGTGGAAAGACGAGTGGTTGGTTGTTTTCTTTACAATTTTAATGGGTTTACATTTTGTACCATACACACAAAATACAATGCAGCGTGGTTGGGAAATATTACAATTTGCAGATCCAATGTTTTGGTACATTATATTAACAATAGTAGGAGCTTCATTTGGTGTAACTACAATGAATAAACTAAAGAAAAAATGATAGATAAGTTTTTATCTAACTTTTTTGGTTCTATAGACAAATTATTTATTAAACTTAATAAAACAGTAGACGACTTGTGGACTTTTAATTTTCCTAATTGCAAACCTAAAAAGAAAGTTAATAAAAAATGAACTTTGCAGACCTTTTAAAAAAGAATTTTATATTTATACCAGTAGTAGCTTCAATAGTAGTTGGGGGTTTTACCTCAGTTAAATATGTTTTAAATTTAACAACTACAATTAATGCATCTGAACAACATATAGTTAATTTAGATAGAGATTTAAAAGTTTCTATAGATAAAACTAATGACTTAAATAGCAGAGTAGCTTCACTAGAAGCGTCATTAAAAATGGCTGAGGATTTGTACAGAATTTTAAGTGAGACTGTACGAGAACACGGTTACGATATTAAAGATTTAAACAGAGATATAAATGGGTAGAATCCATGTGTTCTTTATTCTTTTTTACACACTTTTATTTGTTACCTTACTGCATTATGAGTACGCAAATGCTAGGAACGAATATTTAAACTCTTACACTAACGAATGTAGAGAAGGTGAAGTTGATATATCAATTTCTAAAAGTGAAAGAGAACAAGATTACCATACATATAATAGTAACGATTATGATGACGACAGCCATCAATTAAGATTAACTTTTAGAAAATATTTAGGCACTACTTGCACTAAAGAAATGAGAAAAGTTTATCAAGAAAACATGCAATTAAGACAACAACTTGAACTACTTAAAATGTGTAGAAAAGTTGTAGGTAGAGAATTACCTGCAAGTATGAATTTATTAAAAGCTAAATGTGCAGGGACAGACCCTAACTTAGCAACAGATAATAAAAATGAAAAACCTGCTTATGACGTTTTAATGGAGGAGATTAAAAAAGAAAATGAAAAATAATAAATGGATTGTACCTTTTGTTGGAACAATATTGTTAGGCTTATCAAGTTTTGTTTTAATTTCAGTCGTAGAATTAAAAGTTCATATTGGAATGTTGACTGAAGATATTCTTTCAATAGATAAACAAATAGGCAGAATTTATAATCACATGGACAGATTAACTAATAAATAATGAATGATGAAAAACAAAAAGATTTAACTACAAGAGATAAAGCCAATGAAATTGTAGATATGCTTATAGCTCAAGCGCACACAAAATTAAAATCAGGTGAAGATTTATCAGCTTCAGAAATGAAAGTTTGTTTAGATGTTTGCAAAACTTATGGAACAGGTATTCAGTCAAATAACGATGTAGATATAACTAGTGATTTACCATTTGACGATGAAGACAAAAAATTATGATAGTACCAGCTAAGTTAAAAATTTTTAAAAACTTTCTATACTTAGCTTGGAAACATTTACATTTACCACCGCCAACTAAAATTCAATACGATATGGCGGACTTTTTACAATATGGTCCAAAGCGTTCTTGTGTTCAAGCATTTAGAGGAGCAGGTAAATCTTGGATTACTTCAGCGTTTGCTTGTTGGAACTGGTTAATGGATCCTCAAAAAAATATTTTAGTTGTCTCAGCGTCTAAAACTAGAGCTGATGACTTCTCAACATTTACTCAAAGATTAATTCACGAGTTACCTATATTAGAACACTTAAAACCTAGAGATGACCAAAGATCAAGTAAAGTATCATTTGACGTTGGTCCAGCTAGAGCATCACATGCACCTAGTTGTAAATCAATGGGTATTACTAGTCAACTTACAGGTTCTAGAGCAGACTTAATTGTTGCTGATGACGTTGAATCAGCTAACAACTCTCAAACACAATTAATGAGAGATAGATTATCTGAAACAGTTAAAGAGTTTGATTCAATTATTAAACCTGAAGTAGGTAGAATTATATTTTTAGGAACACCACAAACAGAATTATCAATTTATAATCAATTAGAGGAAAGAGGTTTTACAACTCAGATTTGGCCTGCAAGATTTCCTGAAAATAAAGCTATAATAAACTACGGCAAAAAGTTAGCTAAGAGTGTTATAGAAAACAAAGAAAATTTAAAACCTGGTCAAGCTTTAGATCCAGATAGATTTGATGATGTAGACTTAATGGAACGTGAAGCGTCTTATGGACGTTCAGGTTTTTCACTACAATTTATGTTAGATACAACTTTATCTGATGTAAATAAATATCCACTTAAACTTAATGATTTAATTATTATGTCAGGTGTTTCATCTTGGAAAGAAGCTCCAGGTAAATTACAGTGGGCTAATAGTCTAGATCAGATTAAAGCTTTAGATCCTGAAATACCTAATGTAGGTTTAAAAGGTGATTACTACGTAGCACCAATGCACGTATCAAATGATTACTTTCCGTTTCAAGGTTCAGTAATGTCAATCGATCCAGCAGGTAGAGGTGCTGATAGAACAGCTTATGCTATCGTAAAAATGTTAAATGGTATTTTATATTTAACTGATGTCGGTTCACTTGAAGGTGGTTATGAAGAAAAAACTTTAGTAGACTTAGCAAACGCTGCTAAAGCTAATGATGTATCTTATATTACTATTGAAAGTAACTTTGGTGACGGTATGTTTAATAGATTACTAGAACCAATATTAGCACGTATTCACCCGTGTACTATTGAAGAAACTAGAAGTTCAATACAAAAAGAAAAAAGAATTATAGATACTTTAGAACCAGTATTTAACTCTCATCGACTTGTAGTTGACCAAGAGTTAATTAGAAAAGACTATGAGCTTGATATGCAGCATCAGCTATTTTATCAAATGAGTAGATTAACTAGAGATAGATCGTGTTTAAAACATGATGACTTAATTGATGTACTAGCAATGGCTGTGTCATATTGGACCAATTATTTAGGTCAAGATGTTATACTTGCAGAACGAGAAGCTAAAGATGAAAGATTAGCTATAGAACTCGACAATTTTATGGAGTCAACTATAGGTTCAAGACCTAATAAAGGAACATGGATTTAATAGCTCTAGAACGCTCATAGAGAGCACTAGAGAGACAACAAACACCAGACGCGATAAAACCTATGCATGAGTGGATTTGATGCTCTAAAGGTTTAAAATTAATAGGTACACGTATCGGTGTACTGTGGGTCAAATACTTAGTCTATACTAAGTCTAACTATAAGTAACTAAAAGGAACATTAAAGAACTATGAGCAATACAGCAGCAGCATTACCACAATCAACTATAATAGGTTATCAGACTATAGAATTTATACAGCTAGATACTATATTGTCTACAAATGTAGGTGATCAGTTAGGTAGTTATGTTGCAGGACCACCATCTATTATTTACTTAGATAAGACTATAATAGAAAAAGGTGGACCAGTAGCTTTGAACTTAGTGATGCATGAGCTCAACCATCATATTGAATACGCTTGCTCATTAGACGATGCTGATGAAGAGATCAGAGTTACAGCTTATGCAAACTTATGGACTGAGATATGGACTCGTAGTAACTTGAAAGAGTGGCTGCTGGCTCAGCTTGATGTCAAGGTTTGTAAGTGTACATAGCAAATATTTGGTAGAAAAATATGAGAGGGTTATCGATACACCCCACCCACGCGTTACCCCTTTTAACTTTCAGGCGCACGCCATGCTCTTTTTTTAGCCTGTAGTCACTACTATTGTGACTTGATGTGCTTATTATTCTTATCTAGTCTATATTTGCAATGGATATGAACTCTATTGACTTTATTATTCGTACCTTAAATGAAATTCGTTTGTTTGTTTCTATCTTTCTCGTATGGTCTTATCTATTTTTTTAAACTTCTCTTTATAATGAACTCATAACAAACTCAAAGCTCACTTCAAATCAACTCAAGTTCGATCATTCAGATCACTTCAAATCAATCTCAATCATTACTTCAAATTAATATCAATTCAATACAAAGCTCAAAATAGATCAAATGCGTCAATATTAAGATCACAGAGAGACACAGAGATCAATTTAAATGTTCCTTTGTGATGTGATGTATGGATAGAATTATGGTCTTTTTTATTATTTATATAACTTTAATAAATTTGACCAATTGATTTTAAATGTATTATTACTAATATTATTTAATATGAATTTATATTTTTGATTATTATCAATCAAATTATAAAAGTCATAATATAACATTAACAACTCTTGATTATTACCTTTCATTATTAGATCTTAAAATAGATCGATTTAAAAGCATCGTTAAAAGCTTGTTTAGAACAATCATAAAGAACTAAGGTGTGACAATAGTGCTCAATCGTTCTTGTGTGTTTTACTATTCGTCTATGTATTAATTACACTATCGAAAACAAATAACAAAAGGCAAAAAATGATATACACAAAAGCAAAAAGAGACGACAGTAACGGTACGAGCTTAATGGGTTACGTTAAATGCTCTTATCAACATTTAATAAAAAGACTTGGCCAACCTCACTTAAATTGTAAAGTTGATTCTTTAGATAGTAAAATTGATGTTGAATGGATTTTAAAATTTAAAGATGGAACAGTTTCAACTTTATATAATTATAAGACCGGTCCAAATTATTTGGGATCCGATGGTACACAAGTTGAACAAATGACAATTTGGCACGTTGGTGGTTTTACTGACAAATCACTTTTTAAAATTGCAAAAGCTTTAAAAGTTGAATCGTCAAATAATAAGTTTGAACTGGAAAATCAAAATAAATCTGAGCTTAAAACTTTTAGATTTACTAGAACTGAAACAATAGTTGATTATCAAACTGTTGAAGCTTCAACTTTAGAAGAAGCTGAAAATAAACTTAAATTAGAAAATTGGCAAGATGAAGAAGTTTTGTCTTCTGATACTGAATCTAGAGAACTTTAAATAAGACTTGAAGCTCATTTTTATAGTGAGCTTCGAGACTTAATTAAAGTCATAAATAAACAAACGAAAGGCAAAACACATGTACGATATAATGTTAGGAATAGTGCTAATGTTTGGAATCAGTATGATAATTTGTATTGGTGCCATTTTAGCTAATGGAACTCAAGAACACATTGAGTATCAAAATGCGAAAATCAGAAAGCAAATAGAGGAGGACAAAAATGCCTAAATTTATAGCTATAAAAGACAACAGAAAAGATCTTTTTGTTACTGGTTCAGTCAATAGAGATAATGAGAAATTAAGAGAGTTCTATCATAAGAACGTAGATACTTTCATTAAAGCTTATGACGTAACCAAAAAGATGCTTAAATTAAAAGGTCCAAATGTAAAGTTCTTTATTAGAAATATTAGAGGAAATTGCATTGGTTTTTATGCAAATGGTAGAAGAGAAGTTGCGATTGATATTCGATCTAGAAATTTTAAGAGTATCATTTCAACTATTATCCATGAGTGTCAACACGCGTTACAATACGAGAGAGGTATGCTTAAGCTTGATCCAAAAAAGAAGAATTATATGATTTGGAAATCTATGGAAAG